GTTTATTGGTTGTAAGATCCATTCGAAACATATAAGAAAAAAAAATTAAAATAAGTGCGTTTTTTTGTTTACATTTGCTCCATAATATGGTAGAATATACCTATAAAATGAGGAGAAAAAACATGACAATAATAAAAACTTACGATTTCGATCCAAATATTTCGATTCACACATTATTCGAATTTATCAACAAATTCGATTCTAAATTAATCGATCTTACATACACATCGAATTTACCACAACTTACAATCAAATTCGATATTAAACATCAACCCGAAATCGAATCTATTCTTCGATAAAACCCACTTTATAAAACGTGCTTGTGGAGACATTACAATATGATTTTAGTAGACTTCAGCGCTATCGCGATTGCAAATATTGCGGTGCAAAAATTGAATGAAGAAGGTATGATACGACACATGTGTCTAAATACCCTACGTATGTATCGATCTAAGTACAAAGACCAGTATGGTGAACTTGTACTTGCATGCGATGGCCCAAATAATTGGCGTCGTTCTCATTATCCTCAGTATAAGGCGAATCGTAAGAAAGGTCGTGAAGAGTCTTCATTCGATTGGAACGAAGCATTTCGCATCATGAACCTTGTACGTGAAGAGATCAAAGAACACTTTCCATATAAGGTACTACATATCGATGGCTGTGAAGCTGACGATATCATCGGTACATTGGTCGAAAACACTCAAGAGTTTGGTCAGTTCGAAAACGTTATGATCATCTCAGGTGATAAAGACTTTGCTCAATTGCAAAGATATGACAACGTACAGCAGTTTTCTCCTGTTCAGAAGAAGCTGATCGTAGAGAAGAATCCACGTGCATTCTTGCTCGAACACATCATGCGCGGTGATGCATCTGATGGTGTACCTAACGTATTATCACATGACGATGTATTCGTCAATGGTGATAGACAAACACCGCTTTCGAAGAAAAAGCTCGATACGATTATCGAAGACTTAGATGATAGTGAATTGTTATATGCTGCTTCATGGTATCGTAACTATTGTCGTAACAAGAAACTCATTGATCTCAATGAAACTCCTCAAGATCTAAAAAATGAAATCATAAGAGAATTTAATTCGCAAGATCCGTGGAATAATAAGGGTATGGTGTTTCCATATCTTATAAATAAAAACATGAAACAATTGATTGAATCCGTAGAGGAATTTATCTAATGGCTAAACAAGTATTTGAAGTGCTAACTGATGCAGGTAGCAAAAAGAAAAAGACCGACAGAATTAAGGTCTTACAACAGAATGAAACATGGGCGTTGAAGGATGTTCTTCGTGGAACATTCGATGACACAGTCAACTGGATCTTACCAGACGGTGAACCACCTTATACACCATCCGAGGTACATAATCATCCTACAAATTTATTAAGAGAGCATAAGAAGTTTGGTTACTTTGCAAGAGGTGGACCAAATAAAGATATGCCTAAGTTTAAGATTGAGAAACTGTATATTGGTTTGTTAGAAGGTATTCATCCAGAAGATGCACGTGCTGTCATTAACATGATTAATAAAGAACCGCCTAAAAATATCACGAAAGAGATTGTCAAGGAGGCATTTCCTGGTCTTATACTCAGCTGACCATCTCAACAACCTTAACTTTAACCAACACTTAGAGTGTACGTTCTTGCGTATGCTCTTTTTTTATAGGAAAACTCAACACATGGTATATGCCCAAATCGAACGATTAAAAAAAGATTCAAATGAGCTCGATATCTATGCGAAGAAACTACTTAAACGAGGACAAGAAAGTAGAGCACAGAAAATATTACAAAAGCGAGATTTCATACAGAAGCATTTATCTCAGTTGACTGATATACCTCAACCAGCAAATTCTTCCTAAAACAAAAAAATAGGGGGTTTACAATCCGCTGCCAGTTTGGTATAATACTCTAGTATTAAGCTGGAGCGGAGGTAGATCCATGAAATATAAAGCCTATGTCGATCAAGAGTTCTATACTATGTTCGAACAAAAGATCGCTGAAGATAAACGAGCTCAAATCGATGCTCGTATACAATGGTCTTTTGAATTCCCTGAATGGGCATTATCAAAAATCCCGGCAAGTGGTCATACAAGATACGAAGGTTTCGAGTATGATACTGACCATGAGTTCTTTGGTAAGTGTGATTTCAAATACCATAATAAAGATCAAGTACTGAGTCTTACTCCTTATGTATATGAGAATATAGCGAAAGGTAATATCGATACGTTCATTACATGGAAATGGTTAGAAAGATACCCGCGCGAACCTCTCGAGTTGGGCGAAACAGTGAAGTTTGAATTAATCATGTACATTAATGCCGAAACAGTATATAATAGTGCAGAGTACAACGAAGAAAGGCAGAGATATGAATATTTTTATTCTTGATGAAGATCCAGTACAAGCAGCTCAACTACAGTGCGACAAACACGTCGTAAAGATGGTAGTCGAGTCTGCTCAAATGTTATCTACAGCTCATCGCCTTCTCGATGGCCAAGAGACTCGTAAGCCTTCGAAGTCTGGCAAGACGATGCGTAAGTACTATGATCTGTATCTCGGTCAAGATGATCTCGAGATGGAGACGTTGCTTATGGCAAATGTACACGAAAAGCATCCTTGTACTATTTGGTCAATGATCAACACAGCTAACTACGACTGGCACTGGCAACATCTGAATGCGCTATGTAAAGAGTATACATACAGATACGCTACTGAAAAAGAACCATATAAAATGCATTCAGTTGAAAGGATTAATCCTACGATTGGTATCTCGTTGCTTGGTATGTTACGCACGCATCCACGTAACCTACCAAAAAGTAATCAGATGACACCATTCCCTTTGGCTATGAAGTCAAATCCAGAATGTATGTTCGAAGGTGATCCTGTTCGTTCTTATCAGGCTTTCTATCAAACTAAACAAGAACGTTTCAAAATGGCGTGGACGAAACGATCGATACCGGAGTGGTTTAATGCCAATTTATACGCTGCATAAAAAATCAACTGATGAGTACTATGACGTCAATGTAAAGTTTGATGATTTAGCTCAGTTACTTGAAGATGATGATATCGAAAGGGTTTTAACCCCACCTAAATTTGTATCTGATGATGGAAGATCAAACGTTACTCGTGCTGGAAGTGAATGGCGTGATCTCATGGGACAAATCAAAAAAGGTTCAGGTAGAGGGAACACGATTAAGACATGAAACGTCATAGAAAAAAACATTATAAGGATTATATCACTGCACGTATCGTACAACTTCGCGACGATGCGCTAAAAGCTCAGGATCCTCATGATCGAGTATGGTATTATAGATTAATCTCAGAATTGCAAATGGTACAAGAATATGAGCAAAGCAATAGCTAAAGCAGAAGATCTTTTTCAATATGATGCACAAACAGAAAACCAACAGAAAGCGTATAACGCATGGGATGATGGAGACAATCTCGTCCTGGCTGGTTCTGCTGGTACTGGTAAGACTTTTGTTGCGATGTACTTGGCATTGGAAGCGGTTCTCGAGCGAGAGACGCCTTATAATAAGTGTATTATTGTCAGGTCGGTAGTACCAACCAGAGATATGGGCTATTTGCCTGGTACAGTAGAAGAAAAGAAAGAGGTGTTTGAGACACCTTATAAGGCTATTTGTCATGAGATGTTCGACGATAATGCAGCTTATAACAAAATGATAAATAGTCATCAGATAGAGTTTACTACAACGTCGTTCATTCGGGGACTTACGATCGACAACTCTATCATTATCGTGGATGAGATGCAAAACTTAAACTTTCACGAGCTTGATTCTGTGATCACACGCGTAGGAGAAAACTGCAGGGTCATATTCAGTGGAGACTATCATCAGTCAGATTTCAAGGATGAGGCTGAAAAGAATGGTATCCAAAGATTCTTACGAGTCATCGAGCAACTAAAGAACTTTAGTGTGATTACTTTTGGTTGGGAAGACATCGTAAGATCAGACTTTCTTCGTGATTATATTATGACGAAGGAGATGCTAGGAATGAAATAATGCATAAATATTTTTTAGGAGCACTTATTGGTGCAATGGTAACGTTTCTTTTATTTGCAACTTGGGTTGCTCATGCACAAGAAGCAGAAGAGCCGAAAGCACAACTTTATCAAAAGCCAATATTGTG